GCCGCCACCGCCACCGCCACCGCCACCGCGATTAGGGTTAACAGTACTTTTGTTTCGCATGAAACCGGGTGCGTTCCGGGGCATGACTTGACCGAGCCTCTCTCGAGGACGCGCAGGTCGGTTGTTGAAGTTGTTGCGACCTCCGCGGTTCACGTTGTTGTAGTTATTGCGACCTCCGCGATTCATGTTGTTGTAGTTCCTCCTCCTCCCTTCCCCCCTCAAAAATCCGGGTTTCGGTCGGCCCTTGAAAATACTTCCCTTGGGAAACCTCACACCGCCCCGATCCCCGCCGCCCAGGTTGCGGTTGCGGTTGCGATTCGCGTTGTTGTTGCCCAGGTTGCGGTTACGATTCGCGTTGTTGTTGCCCAGGTTGCGGTTACGGTTCGCGTTGTTGTTGCCCAGGTTGCGGTTACGGTTCGCGTTGTTGGTGTTTCCCGGGGTGCGGTTGCGGTTCGCGTTGTTGTTGTTTCCCGGGGTTTGGTTGCGGTTGTTGTTTCCCTTGTTGTTGCCACCGTTCCCCGAGTTGCTATTGTTCTCCAGGTTCTTCTTCTTCACCGCCGTGTCGGTCGAGTTCGCCGAGTTGTTTTTCTTATCGGGCGTGGTGAACCTGTTGATCACACCGCTTAAGAACCCCTTGTTCTCGGCGACCGCCTTAGCGGCCAAAATACGCTTCTTGGTAATCTTGACGGGTTCGGCGATCTTCAGTCTCTTCAACCTGGTCTTGATCGCATCGACCAGATCAGCCTTGGACCTGTCGTCGACTTTCAGGTTCTTGTCCAGTTTACGGGCGATCCTCTGGATCCTGGGAAGGGTCGTGTCTTCGTCGAAGAGACGTTCGAAATCCCTCGCCGTCAGGGGACTTTTACGATCGGTCATGTATTTCCGAGACCGGTTGAGTAGCATCGGCGGTAGGGGTAACCGCCCAGCCTGAATATTTTTGCGCACCGCGCATATCTGTTCCTTTGTCAGTCTAAGGTTCTTACCCGTGTTGAGCTTAATCAGCTCCCGGAGACTATTGATGTCGGCGTCGGGATCGCATGCATCCATATATAATAAACTGACAAAAAAAGTATCAGGTTGAGTATCCTATGTTGTATAATTTAATCTTTTCCTCGTACGTCATGGTAAAGTCGAATATGTTTACATCTCCTAATTTGATATCGATCTCCTTGATCGGTCTGTCGTAGCACACCCGATTCGAAAGCGCGGACCTGACGAGTGATTCCACGAATTCCCTGGGCGTCTCGATGTCATCCTGGTAAATTTGGTTCGTCGTTATTTTCATGCACGTGATCTCGTGGGGTTTCTTATCCAAGAACGGGGTCAGGGGGTACTCCTCCTTGGTCCCGCCGTCCACGTACGTCTTTCCCACGTACTTTCCACACGAGAATATGAACGGAACCGCCATGCTCATGCACACCGCATCGATCACCTTCATATCCGGGTGTGTGTCCTTCGAAAAATACACCGTCTCCGAGGAGTTGAGACAAAACGCAGAGACGTAAATCTTCATCTCGACCTCGGCGAACGTCGGATCGGATCGACAGATCTCGACCAACTTCCTACGTATGGGGTGCATGTCCACGAAGCCGAACTTGGTGAAAAAGGAACTCAATTTAATTTTGAAAAAGTCGGCGATGTTCGTGGAGAGCGCGATTTCAAATATTTCATCCATTGACATCCCGACCGCCAGAAAAAGAGCCAGGATCGACCCGGCGGACGACCCGGAGATCTCCTTGACGTCCACGAGATCGGATTCCATCGCCTTGAGACGGCCGATCATGGAGAATATACCCATGCACGCCGGTCCCAACACGAGATATTTCATCTGCCTCCTACCTAGTAGAACTGAGGAAATTGACGACGCAAAAGCGCGAAGACGATCGCGTAGACGATCGAGTGCGTGAGTGCGGAAGTCACACTCGTCTGTCCCGACTGGAACACACCCTTGCTCCCCGGAGGTAAAGTAAGGAGAGCACCGGGGCTGAGGACGAGGAACAGAGACGTGCTGACGAGGAGATCGGTCTTGGTCAGGACCAGGCCCATCGCCTTGGCGATCATGCTGTACACGACAAAGAACACGAGCGCGTGGAAGAACACGGCGTGCGTGTTGGTCTTTTGGTTCGTGAACGAAAGCTTTTCCCCGTTGGTCGTGATGAGAACACCGGGGCTGAGCGTTAAAAAAAGAGCGGCTGGGATGGCGACGCGTTGAGCGGTGAGGTTCGGTAACATTTAGTATATATTCATATAATTTTTACACAGGTTTAGAAAGCAATTAAACGTCGCCCCCCGCATCACCCCCTCGTGCAGACCGTTGTCGTCGACCACGCGCCTGACATGTTTCCACACGTGCGCGAGTCTCTCTTCGAACCACGCTGTCTGCTCCTGGTACTCCCACGTCACCCGCGGTACAGTGTCTGCGTCGTGCTCCATGTGACAAAACTCCACGAAATCCACGAACTGGCCTGAGTGATGGATTCCTGCGTCGTAAAGGAGAAGTTCAATGGTATGCCACATTCGAGTGAGTTCATCTGAGTATTCGACTTCCCAATCTTCGATATTCAGAGGAGCGTCTTCGCGGGAGACATCTTCGTCACTGCCGTCAGCGTCTAATCCGGTGTTGGCCTCCCACACGTACTGACTCCACACCATTATACATCTTTAGGGGGCTTCTCTTTTATGCCTGTCAGAGAGAGACTCGTCGACTCCTTCGTCTGCAGGTTATCCTTGATGGCGTTTAAAGCTCCTTCGACTTTGGCCTCGTCGCCGGAGAAGAAGGACATGAGACCGGCGGAGATGGCCTCCTTGTTCATGGTACCCTTGCGCACGGATGTGCGCAGGTTGATTTTACCTTTCCTGAGGTTGATGGTATCAATGCCCTGATCGACCATGGCTTTCTTCACGCGCTCCTTGAGCCGCTTCTCTTCCTGGTTGAGGATCTTGATATCAGATTTCGCATCGGAAAGTTGCTTGGTGAGCTCCACCAACTTCGAAACGGTGTCGGAGAGATCGTTGGATACGTTAGTCATTTGATTAATACTACGCTCTAATCTTTAAGCTTAGGCGCAGAGACCACGCTGCATGAGATCGGGAACGATGGTGGAGTTGTTCCACACGAAGGGCTCCTTGGGGTTAGGAGGGTCCTTGCGGATCTGCTGGTTGGCGTTGCGAAGCGCGCCGCCGACGGTCTCGGGGAAACCGATCTGCTGGCGGGGATCGAGGAAGTTCTGACCCGCGAGGACGTCCTCTGGGGCAAACTGACCGAAATCCTCCTCGGAGGCGATCTCACGGGGGAGGAGAGAGGAGGCGAGGCCGGTGCCCTGGCTCATGCCGGCGGAGGGACCCGCGGCGGGACCCACGGAGGGACCGATGGACGCGTACTCGCGCTCGGAAATAGTGTAAGAAGATTTGGAGTTGAGATTGCAGAGGAGGAAGATAAGTGCGGCCACCGCGACCAACATCACGATCGATTGGTTACGACCCTTGAACATCTTTGTTATATATTAACAATTTATTTTTTACTGGTCCTCGTCATCATCGACAAAAGCGTAGTCGTCTGGGTATGTGTCGAGGATCGGCTCGGGGTGGAGCCTGACCTGGACGAGATTCCACGTGGCGGCAAAATTTTTCTTGGCGAACCAGATCCCTGAGAATTCGAGGATGACGTCGCACGATCTGTCCTTCTGGAGAGATTCGATGTCGACCGCCTGCTGCTTGGCGTCAAAAATCTTGGTCGCGTCGATGCGCTCGCACTCGATCTTATTATCCGGCGACGCGCTGGAGGTGTACGCTGTCCTGATGACAGTCTCGGATAATTCCTTGCCGAACCATTCGGCCGAGTGCTCGATCGCGGCGTCGACGTTCTGTGTGTCGATCGCGCTCACCTTCCCGGAGTTGATGTCCGAGACGAGGTCGAGGAAGATCTCATCACCGACCTCGGAGATCTTGACGCCGTTGAGCTGGATGAGCACCTTGCGCTTGGTATCGTTGCGGGCCTTCACGAAGCGGAGGCCGTCGTCGTTCTTGCTGATAGTATCGAAAATCATCTTATTGTACTGTTCCCACGACTCATCTTTTTAAGCCAACGAAAGGGATGGCAGCCGCCTTGTTTATGATCGCGTTCGACACCCAATTGTTTCTCCTGGGTTTATGACCGTACAAAGTCCTGCGCACGTTGATTTTCTTGGGCAATTTCTTTCGCTTCTTCGGCCTGAGGTTGGCCTCATTCTTCACGTAAGAATCGTCGGTGACGTTTTTCCACCTCAGGGTTTTGAGATTAAACTCCTTGTTTCCTGAAGACCTACCGTACCCCTTGACCTTCATGTCGCTCGACGTCGTCTTCAAACCGTGCACGTAATGTTTCGAAAGCCGTCCCTTAGACGGTGCCGTCGTGTACTTTTCGTACTTGTACGGGTTGACTTTCGCAGCCTTGCGCATGGACACGCGACCGTCCTTCTTCGTCGCCGGTCGTCTCCTGACGATTTTAATGCGGACGCGTTTAAAGATGGCCTCGATCGAATCGTCTTTCTTCACGCCCTTGACGAAGAGCTTGGAGAGTTTCAACAGGCGCTGTCGGTCCTTCTCCTTTTTCTCCGGCCGCAATTTCAATTTGTGCATGAGGTAAATGTCTTCCACGAGAAACTCCTTACTGGCGATGAAAATTTTCCTGTCGGTGACCGTCTTACCGGTGTCTAGGTTGCGATACTTGACACCCCTCTGACGCGAAAGGACAACCTCGTACCCGAACTCTTTGGGTCGCATGAACGGTATGTCCAGTATCCCGCCGATTTTGGTGCTCTCGACCCTGCCCGTCTTGGTGGAGAGATACTTGACGCGGTTTAGGTCCAGTGCGAAGAGCTCCACGTCTATGAACACGTCACCCGCACTCGTTTTATAGTCCTTCCTGATCTTCCTCTTCTTG